TACATACTCAGCGTCATAGGGAGAGTTTGCATTATACTGCTGCTTAAATGGGTTCTCTACGGGGCCATTATCCCGAACAATTTGTGGCCCGGAGTTTTCCAGATAAGACCCGAACATTTCTTTGATCTCTGGCAACTTCATGCTGCGAGCTTCCATCAAGATCTTTACGATGCCCCCAACCCCGACACCGCCATTGAAGTCTTGCCCCTTCATGAAGTGCGGCGAATGCGGGTCAATATTTATTTTCATTGACTGCCCCGGATCGCCCAACAATGACCCGATATAGAATGTATTACCTGAAACACGCCCAGCAGGGAACGTATCTCGTAAGATACGAATTTGTTCGCTTTTGGGTACGCGGCGGGAAATCTCTTCGACTAAATTATTTGCCGAAACACTAGATGTAGTGTTGCCAAACCTAATTAGACTCATTATATTGATCCTTGTTAAGCATTGTTACCTCGGGGGGAGGCGGTCTTTCACCAGACCGTCTTCCCTTTTTTTATTCAGACCAACAAGTATTACGAAACTCGCACCACTTGCAACCATAATAATCATTATTCTGTGCGACACGCGGCAGCATCTCTTCCACTTTAGTCGCTTTGATTATGTTTACCGCCTTATCGCTAGTGGCCTGCGCCAACTCAGCGTTAAACGGAACTAACTCAATATATATCTCGCTCGTATTCTTATTCAGCACTGTGAAGCAGCACGGATGTTCTGCCAGATCCATGTAAGCCTGATATAGTGCAACCTGTGCTGCATACACTGGATTAGCGATAGCAACACCATTACGAACAAATTCCTTAAACTTCTTGTCTGATGCTGACTTACATTCCCACAGCATCGGATACCCTAGATTTAACGGGCCACTTACAATCACGCCGTCAATGTGGCCCCGAACTTCCCCGTCTGCTGTATCAAAAGCAAATTGTTCGCCTTTTAGCTCCGTGCGGAGATCAAAGCCCGCGTCCCTAAAGATCGTAATCATCATATCTTCAATACTATGACCTAGCGCGAATGTGCGCAGTGTCTTAGCCGGAAAGCCTTTATCCTCGTCCTTCTCTTGCCCCATGTACCGATACTGCAACTTGCGAGAACATGGATCGCCAAGAGAAGAAGCGCCCAGATACCTGCGTCTAGGTGCTTTATATTCTTTCTCTTTTATACCCCGATCTAGTTCTTTTATTATGTAGTCAGCGGTATCAGAATGGGATGTCCGTTTCTGGATCAAGGCCGAGTCTCGCGCCTCCATATCTGACGTAAATTTCCGTAAGGTATTGCTCAGAGTAGACATCTTCTATCCCTTCGATTGATTGAAACACTACAGCCATAACCATGACCTCATCTTTGTTAAGCTCACACAACTTCTTGTCCCAGCCAATGTTCCCGAACAATTCACCCACAATTTTTAGTGCAGTGTGACCGTTCCTTCCGCTGTTGCTATACCCCATTTGTCGTCTTCACCTTCTACTCGCCCGAAAGCAATTAAATACATGATTGAATCACCGAAGTAAATTTCGGCCTCACCATCAATCAACTTTTCATCATACTCTTCTATATAGTCAGTGATTGCATCCATAACACTGTCATGAACTTCCTCACCATCATCAGGATCAACTACTTGAATAAAACAAGATATTTTAACCTCAGTGTCATCCGTCATATAAAGAGTGACCTCTAGGCTTCCACGGTTCATGCGCTTTCTTTCTGAATTATGTTTTGGATTGTCCCATCAATGAACTGCTTGTTCCAGACATAATTCAGCATACACGCACCCTTATACTTAGTCCACGAGAAGTCTAAAGCACCAATATGAACGCCCTGACGGCCAAGCAAAACACGCTGCTTTTCCGTGATACGATCATCTAGCCATCTCTTTGTTTTCTTTGCACTACTTCCATCTTCATTCGTGCGCAAGAAATCATCAGCCGCTGCCATCGCTTGACGCAACGTACCAATACTAATCAGCCGAACACGGCCATTATTTCGCTTTACCAATGCAGCGGAAACATCGCCTAACTGTGCCACAAGCGCAAAGGCATTGAACCCTGTGGCAGACCAGCAAGCCCCTGTTCCGAACAAATCAATCCAGCGGAACGGAGAACGCTCCATCAGGTCAACCTCAGTCAATTCAAAATGCTCAAGAGGATCTGTGTTCTGGCCTTCAAACTCATGACCACAGATAGGGCATTCACGAACACCAAGCGGAACCTCTGAGTCGCACTCTGGGCAAACCTTTATAGGTGCATCGCCACCCTTTTTGCCATCGCTACCGTCAAGATCAACGCTGTCGTCAAGAGAGCCGTGCGTTAGTACAGACGTACCAAAGTCCATAACGATGCAGTTAGTCTTTACTACATCTGGAAACTCATCAACATCAACTGTGCGCAGACCGCGCCCAATCATCTGCACCATTGTTGCTTTATATGAGCATGGCCGTGTCAGGATAACGCAAGACACTGGCGGGGCATCAAAGCCCTCAGTCAAGACAGCGACATTCACAACGACCTGCATATCACCATGTGCGAGATCATGCAGGATCTCTTCCCGATCTTCTTTTGGTGTGTCACCTGTTACCGTTGCAGCAACAACGCCAGCATCAGTAAACTCCTCACACAAATCTTCTGCGTGTTTGATTGTGGAACAGAACACGATTGTCTTTCTGTCGTGCGCCTTGTCCATCCACTCATCGACAACCTTCTGGTTAATCGCACGGCGGTTCATAATTTTCTCGACCTGATCCATATCAAAGTCGGCAATTGTCTTGCGCACGTTGCGCAATTCGTCCTGCACACCAACATCAATCACGAATGTCTTCGGCCTGACCAAGAAGCCCTCATTAATCAGTGTGGAGATTTCGATCTGGTGACTGCAATTGCTAAAGATGCCGCGCAGCCCCTTCTTGTCGCCGCGATTAGGGGTAGCGGTAAAGCCTACAACTTGCACCCCATCATTGGCCTTCTTTGCGGCTTTAATGATGCGTTGATATGTGTCGGCAACAGTGTGGTGCGCTTCATCAACCACGATCATGTCAATCTTCGGCATAGTCGCCAGATTTTTTTCGCGGGAAAGGGTCTGCACCATTGCGAATGTAGCATCGCCAGACCAGTCTTTCTGTGCTGCGTTGCACATACTGCTAGTCATAGCGGGATTAACTTTATGAAACTTACTTGAGTTCTGCGCAACCAACTCATCGCGGTGCTGCAAGATTAATATGTTTTGATTTTTCTTAAAACGCTTACCCACAAGCGCGGAAAGCATAATTGTCTTCCCCGCACCTGTAGGAGCCACGACAAGAGTATTGCCGTGCTTATCTAAAGCGTCAGAGGCGGCATTGATAGCCGCCTCTTGATACCCACGAAGGATCATGATGTGATCCGATACTTATTCGCAGAAATGCTTTTGTCGTAGTCTTTAGCGATTACAAGTCCGCCACGGCGCAACTCAGTCATCTCATGATAGACTGTACCTTTGCGCTTCTTCAGCGTCTTTTGCAGTTCGCTGATGGTGTAAGGGCGTCCACTAGATAGCAGCTTGCGCATGCTCTCACAGTAACGAGGATAGTTAGGCTCAACAGCCCTTTCTTCATACCCAAAGATTGCTCTAAAGATTGCTTTCAACATCATCGCCTCCTATTGCGCCCAAGCTGGGGTTACACCTTGTTGCGGTGCTGGTTGTTGTACGGCTGGTTGTTGTGGGGCAAAGGCTGGTGCCTGCGCCATTGGTGCAGCTACAGGTGCGCCACCAGCAATAAAGTCTTTTGAGTCAGCAGTCAGAACAGACTTGATCTTGTTCTTGTCCTGATAGCCGTTGCTGCCCTTTTCCACGCCGACAACAAAGCAGATGCTCAGACCATTTAGATCACCTACACCGTTTAGGTTTCTAGCTGCCTGTGCTTGCGGTGACTCATCCTTTGCTGAAAGGTTGAAGGCGCTGTCGATCATGCCCTTCAGTGTGCGCAATCCAATCTCTTTTGCCATTGGCACACCACGCTCAGAAAGCTTGTCGCCATCGACAAAGATATTGTGCCACACCTTACGCTTGTCGAACTGACCACCAACGATAGTGACTTCGATCGGCAACCATTTTGCGCTGGTTGACTGTGACTTTTTAAAGAACTGCCCTGCGCCAAACTCAGGTAAATCAATGTCACCACCTGATAGTTTCACGATGCCACGAACAACAGAGCCATCTGGCATTAGTTCCAAAGGAGTGTTCTCTTGGGCTGGTACGTTATTTAGGTTAAGCATTGTTTTCTTCTCCTTCTGCAATAACCACTTCTGTTGGATTGACAAAAGCCATTGGCCTGTCAG